GCCTGTGGCTGTTCTGAAAAGGCCGTGATTTGAAAGATTGCGTGTCATGTGGTTACTCCTTGATGTTGAAACCATTATAGGCGGTACTCGCCTAGCTGTTAATAGTCCGAGGGGTTATTTTTAAACTATATACTTAAGCAAATCAATGAGTTACAATGAAAGGCAGGTATGGTGTTAATCTATCAGCATGAGTGAAGTGCAGAAGTATAATGGTGGTCGGCCGCCGATTGAGATTACAGATGAAATTCTCAGTAAGGTGGAAACCCTTGCTGCACAAGGGTTGACAAAGGAACAAATTGCCAGTTGTCTCGGTATGGGTATCCGCACATTCTACGAAAAACAGAAAACATTTCCGCAGTTTTTGCAGGCAATGGAAGATGGTCGTGCTAAGGGTGTAGCGACTATCAGCAACTCGTTATTCAGCACAGCCAGGGATGGTCATTTCCCAGCACAACGCTACTATCTGCAAAACCGTGCTCCCGAAAGTTGGAAAGACAGTTCAGACATCGTTCACAAAGGGGACGTAAAGATCACACATGAAGTTATCGCAGTATCTGAAATTGATCGATGGGTTGGCAACTCTGTCGAAGAACAGAAGGTACCAGACAGTCCGAAGGCTTTGTCGAACTGACCTGTTCTTTCTGTTGTGGAAGGTCTGCGGGCGTGAAGATATGTGGCGGCAGTGGATACTGGATCGATGCCAGGAAGTACAAGCTGCACCTAACGGGCATCTGGATTTGTGGTTCAGGGAAGGATACAAGTCCACCATCATCACTTTTGGTCAGACACTACAGGATGTGTTGACCAGTCATGGGGATGATCTTGATGAGAAAGAGTATGAGGACCAGTGGCATGGCCGTGAAGCAACTATCGGGATTTTCAGTCATACAAGACCTATCGCCAAGTCATTCCTAAGACAGATCAAGTTTGAACTTGAAGGTAATCAAACGCTGAAAGCACTGTTCCCTGATATCTTCTATGACAATCCTCAAAAGGAATCGCCAAAGTGGTCGGAAGATGATGGACTGATCGTCAAACGCACATCCAACCCCAAAGAATCAACAATAGAAGCGCATGGTCTGGTTGATGGTATGCCTACGGGCAAGCATTTCACGATACTGAACTATGACGATGTGGTCACCGAGAAGTCTGTTACCACGCCTGAAATGATGAACAAGACCACTACCCAGCTGGAGTTGTCCTATAATCTTGGCATGGACGGTGGCTACAAGCGGTTTGTCGGTAGCAAGTATCACCTGTTTGATACCTATCGGGTGATCGAGGAACGGCAGACTGTGACCGTCAGGCGGCATCCTGTGACAGATAACGGGATGCCTGATGGTAAGCCAGTGCTGATATCCCAGGAAGCATTGGACGAGAAGCGCCGGGATATGGGGCCGTTTACTTTCGGCTGCCAGATGCTTTTAAATCCACAGGCTGACCAGGTACAGGGATTTCGGACTGAATGGATCAGACATCACAATCAGAATGATCAGACTGAACCTGGCAACAGATACCTGCTTGTAGACCCAGCTAATGAGAAGAAGAAACGCTCGGACTATACTTCTGCGGTCGTTCTTGAATTGAGAGAAGACCAGTGTTATTACGAACTTGAGGCAGTCAGAGATAGGTTAAGCCTGACCGAACGGGCCGACCTGGTATTCCGTCTACATAGAAAGTGGGGGAGACCTATCGTTGCTTATGAGAAATATGGCAAGGACTCGGATATCCAGCATATCGAGGACCGCCAGAACCGGGAGAAATATCACTTTGACATCATTCCATTAGGGGGAGCGATGGCGAAGAACGACCGGATTCGCAAACTGATTCCTATATTTGAGCAAGGGCGTTACTTTTTACCGTATAATTGCCCGCAGGTCGATTATGAAGGGAAAGCCTACGATGCCACGAAGGTCTTTCTGGAAGATGAATACTACCCGTTCCCCGTGTTGTCACATGATGATATGTTTGACGTCAAAGCGAGAATTCTTGACCCTGGCCTTAATGCTGAATTTCCCGAAGAAGTCCAGCACCTACCACCACCGGTTCATGCAGGGCTGAGATTCTGATATGGGGAAGTCATTTCTGCAACGTCGGTTTGAGTCGCCCGATTATGATCTTGAGGTCTTTATCACCGGAGTCAGGCTCGGCGACAGCGGAAAAGTTCGTTGGCATGTAGCGTATGACGAAGGGTACGATCCTTTACTCGTTTCGGACATTTTAGAATGTGCCACTGAAGTATTGCGAGATAAATAATAATGCCACTTGAGGAAGCCAAAACCCTATCAACCGATAAACAACGGGAAATCGTTGACGAGGCACAGGATCGGCTTGACCTGGCTGCCGATGCCGAAGACGAGTTCCGTATTAAATTCACCAATGATCTGAAGTTCGTCTATGAAGACGATGGTCAGTGGGAACAGCGGATTCTCAATGACCGGGTTGACAGACCGTGTTATACCTTCAATCGTACCGAGGGCGCCATCGATGAGGTGGTGGGTGATCAACGCCAGTCCAGGCCACAGATCAGGGTACGGGCAGCAGAAGGTGGTGATAAGGAACTAGCTGAAACCTTCAACGGGCTGATCCGCAATATCCTCAACGTATCCGATGCCGAAACCATCCAGGATCATGCGTTTACCTTTGCAGTTGCGGGTGGGTTTGGTGCTTGGAGAGTAGTTCACAAGTTCAACGCTGACGATTCGTTTGAGCAGGATATTCTCTTAGAAGAAATTGCCAATCCCCTGACCGCTTACTCAGATCCTGCAGCTACTGATATCTGCAAGCGGGACGCTCGTTTCTGGGTGATTACTGAAAGAATCTCCCGGGATGATTTCGAGGAAATGTACCCGAAGATTGATCTGCCGACTGATTTTCATGCCGATGATGATCAGTTTGTCGAATGGTACACCGAGGACGAGGTTCGTATTGCCGGGTATTACCGCAAGGTCTCAAAGAAACGGACCTTACTGAAGTTGTCCGATGGCCGGGCAGTGTTCAAGGATAAAGTCGAGAAGGTACTGGATGAACTTGAGGCTGAAGGCGTTACAGTCGTCAAGTCAAGAGAGGTCGATGCCACGGTTATCGAATGGTACAAACTTTACGGCGATGGTGTTTTAGAGGGACCAATCGAATATCCGTGGAAATACATCCCTGTTGTCCCAGTGTATGGGAAACGCATTAATATTGAAGGTGAATACCTAATTAAGGGACTGACGCGAAACGCCAAAGACCCGCAAAGATCATATAACTACATTCGTTCGGTGATTACCGAGAAAGTTCTTCTGACGCCGAAGTTCCAGTACATCATGACTGCGAAGATGATCAAGGGGTATGAAGCGTGGTGGAATGAAGCACATTCCTCTGCGAGACCGTATATTTTAGCAAATGTCGATGAAAAGGCGCTGGCTGCTGGTGGCTCAGGTCTTCCAAAGGTTGCCGAACCCAACCCTGTCCCGATTGAAATGGTGACGATTGCACAGATGGATGCCGAGGATATCAAGGTTGCGACAGGTAAGTTTGATGTTCAGCTGGGCGCGCCATCACAAGAGCGATCTGGGGTAGCGATTCGGGAGAAGAAGCTCGCCGGAGATATCGGTTCGTTCGTGTATATCGACAACCTTGCCAAAGCGATCAAGTTTACCGGCGAAATCCTGGTGGATATGATTCCGCGCATTTACGATACAGAACGGGTTATCCGGGTGCTGGGTGAGGATGGGGCCGAGGACCAGGTTACACTGAATCAGGTCATTGAAGACGAGGAAAGCGGAGAAAAGGTGATTGTCAACGATGTATCTGTTGGAAAGTACGATGTTGTCGTGAGTGTCGGACCGTCCTATACTAGCCTGCGTCAGGAAACCTCAGATCGGCTGAATGCCATCGGCTCGGCGTTCCCGCAGTTGTATGAACTTGCTGCTGATGTCATCATCAAGAATCTGGACATTCCTGGCAGCGAGGAGATTGAAGACCGCTTCAGGAGAGTTTTGATCGGTAAGGGCGTTATCAAGCCGACTGATGAGGAAAAGGCAGAGGCGCAGGAAGACGCTCCACAAGGGCCGTCTCCGGTCGAGCAACTAGCACTCGAAGGAATGGCCAAACGAATTAAAAAACTGGACGCTGAGATTGACAAACTCAAGGCCCAGACAGCCGATACCAAGGCTGATACGCAGAAGACCGTTGTTGAAACTACTGGTCAGGCTGCGGAATTAGTGTTCCCCCGATCCAGTACGTGATCGTTTACTGAGGACGCAACATGGTTGATGAAACTCAGACTGAAGAAACTACAACGGTAATTGAAGACGCCGCCGCGGAAGGCGAAGAAACCGCGAGTACGGGTGACGATATACCCGAAACCAAGCCTGAGAGTAGGTTTGACAAGCGTATCGGACAACTGACGGGCGAAAACTATGCCCTGAAATCTGACAGGGACTATTGGCGAACCAAAGCCCTGGACAAGCCTGAAGTGGCGAAACCGGCAACGGTGGAGGCGCCGAAGCGGCCCGAACTCAAGGATTTCGACAACGACCTGGAACAATATGCCGATGCACTCGGAGAATATACCGAGAAATCGATCAACTTCCAGGCGAACCAGAAAGCCGCCGAAATCACCGAACAAGGCAAACAAGCCAGGGAAAGCGAAGCACAGCAAAACGTAGCGACACAGCGAGTACAGCAGTTTAATGATCGGTCAGTCGAATTTTCTAAAAATCACGATGATTATTTTGATATCGTCGCCAATCCGACACTGAACATTACTCAGCCGATGACCGATGTGGTGACTGAAATGGAAAACGGCCCGGCGGTGGTTTACTACCTGGGCAAACATCCTGAAGTCGCCTATCGAATAGCGAACAAAGCCTCACCTGCTGCGGTTGCCTTAGCTTTAGCTGATATCGAACGCAAGGCAATCGCCCAAGATCCTGTCAGAACCAATGAATCCGATGCGCCAGATCCACCGAATACGATTAGCACCGGTCGCTCTACCACTGCGGGGAAAGACCCGACAAACCCCGAGCAGAGCGCCAAGATGTCAACCGATGAATGGATGAAGCGGCGCACCCAACAGGTAAGGAAACGATTAAATGGCTAATACACTTCTAACGGTTGATCAAATCACCCGCGAAGCGTTACGCATCTTGCACCAGAAAGCCGTCTTCATAAGTTCCATAAACCGGGCTTATGATGCTTCGTTTGCCAATGAAGGCGCGAAGATTGGTGATACATTGAGAATCAGGCTGCCGAACCAGTATACGGTTCGCTCAGGTGCTGCACTGAACGTGCAGGACGTCACTGAAACCAATGTATCGTTGCAGGTTGCCACGCAAGTCGGTGTGGATGTCAACTTCTCCTCAGTGGAACTGACGATGGATATGGAAGACTTCTCACGAAGGATTCTCGATCCTGCTATCTCGGTTCTGGCGGCGAACATCGAATCAACTGCCCTTGGCATGAGAGATGATGTTTATAACATTGTTGACAACGATGCTGCGGCTCTGTCTTTCTTGAATATCCTTCAAGGCCGTCAGCAACTCAACGAAAACCTGGCTCCCGATGACAATCAGCGCACCGCGTTATTGAGTAATGCTCACAGCGCCACGCTGGTCAATGCCTTGAGTGGTTTGTTCAATGATCAGGGACGAATTGCCGAACAATACACCGAAGGTCAGATGGGCCGTGCCGGTGGTTTCATGTTCATGGAGTCGTCACTGGCTGACGATCACACGACAGGAACCGGGGCGGCCGGAGATACCACTTACAACGTAAACGGTGTCGGGCAGACTGGTGCATCGATCATTGTGGATGGTGGTACGACCACCTTCCTGGTGGGCGATATCATCACCTTTGCCGGCAGCAACCGGGTACATCCTGAATCGAAGGTTGATACGGGTAGTTTGCAGACTTTTGTCATCACGGCTAATTCCGGTGCTTCGGCTACGACATTAGCAATCAGTCCGGCCATAGTCGTCACAGGTGCTGCACAGAACGTCACCGCATCACCAACAGAAGATGGTGCCGTGTCGAAGATTGGTGCAGGTAATGCTGAACTGTATTCTGGTTCGGTGGTTTATCACAAGGATGCCTTCACCTTTGCGACTGCTGATCTGATCATGCCAGATGGGGTAGATTTTGCTTCACGGCAGGTCTTCGATGGCATTTCGATGCGTATTGTGCGTCAGTACGACATCAATAATGATACGATCCCGGCGAGGATTGACGTATTGCATGGACAAACTGCAATCCGTCCGGAACTTGCCTGTCGTATTCACGCTGACGGTTAAAGGAGAATTATCATGGCATTAGAACAAATTGGTAAGAACTCTCCGGACCTCGCTCGGCTGCCAGGGCAGATTCGTCCGGTTATTTCCGGTGAAGGCGCAACTAGGACTTTACTTGCTACGGAATCAGGCTCTTTGGTCCTGTTCGACCGAGGGGCGGGGATTGTTTACACACTTCCTGCCCCGGTTGTTGGCGTGGAGTTCGAGTTCCTTACGACAGTAATTGGAACGCTGGCGTATTCCATTGTCACGGACGCTGCTACCACCTTCATTGGTGGTGGGCTTGCGTATATTGGTGCAGGTGCCGCCGAGTCCGATATCTTTGCGGCCACTATAGCTTCCGATGTGCGTATCGATCTTGACGCTGCTACTACTGGTGAAGAAGTTGGTAGCAGGTTCACTCTGACCTGCCTGAGTGCGACTACTTGGGGTGTGGGTGGTTATGTTGCCGGTACAGGAACTGGCACCACACCGTTTGCGTAATCAAGAAGAATGGGGGTCGCAAGACCCCCTGACTTGAGGAGGAATTAATGGCAGTTGAACAGATCACCAAAAACAGCACTGATGGTGCAACAATGGGGCTTGATACAGCGGAGTTGATTTCTTTTTATGGATCAACCCCTGTTGCTCAGCCGGCCAGCGGCAATCAGGCGGTGGCTGCGATTACCGCAACCAACCCAACGGCGCCAGCGGCATTTACCGCTCCGGTGACGGGTGCGGCGATAACGGTTTCGACTGCTGCTGCTACTGACCTGACCACCGTCGGTGATGCGCTTGAAGTACTGCGTGATGAAGTAGCGACTTATGAAACGGCGATCAGCGCACTGGTGGTCGATGTGACCAACCTGAAAACCCTAGCTGACCAACTGCGTTCGGAATTGGTCACTTTAGGATTGATAAAGGGAGCAGCATAATGGCTAGAACTGCCTGCTGGCGGATGCTGGACGGTAAACTTGCGGAAAAAGTAGTTCAAGGTACGGAAGTGCCTGAAGGCTGGTATGACAATCCACGCCTGGAAGAAAACACTGCTGTTGCGGAACCCGAAGTCGTGGTTGAGCCTGAAATAGTGGCCGAACCCGAAATCGTATCAGAAACGGTCAAGGTTGTGACTGATATAGTCGATGAGCAGGTTTCAGAAGCTGAACCATCACCTGAACCGGAAGCTGTCGAGGATAATCAGTGACCGCATTACCACAAATGACACACGCTCTCTCTAGGTATTGGGATCAACCACCCGCAGATCAATTAGCGGTTTACGATGACATCGCCATTATGGACCGGTCTACACTGTCACAATTGAGCGAATACAGCGCATCAATACCAACAGGTGCCTATGAGGGAAAGATGTGGCGGCGAGCGATAGGAAGCGATTGGCAACTTTGCTGGTATGGCCCATCAGATGATCCAGACATGGTATCAATTAACAGTCGGCCCATCCGGTTAATTCGTGACGAGGATGAGGCCGCTGAATAATGGCCGTCGCCTTAACACTTGGCGATATGATTTCCGACGCGCTGCGTAAGGCCGGCGTCATTCGTGAAAGCCAGAGCCCCTCTGCCGAACAGAATCGGGATGCGATAGACACCTTTAACGGTCTGATGTCAGCCTGGGCTGCCGATGATATCGATTTGGGGGATTTCCCTGTTGATGCTGTTGGTGATGAACTGGATCTTGAACGTGAACACAAAGAACCGGTCAAAATTTTGTTCGCGGTTGCTTTACAAGCCGATCATGGACTGCCACCGGACCCGTATCTGAT